GCATCCCGCTAGACCCCGCCAACACCGACTATCAGCAATATCTTGAATGGCTTGCAGAAGGCAACACGCCGCTGCCCGCTGACGAGGAACCAAAATGAACTGGAAAATTGAACAGATGATCGTGAAGCCGGCAGACGGCTCGCACACCGACGTTGTGGTGACTGCGGCATGGCGCTGCACGGCAGTAGATGGCGACCACAGCGCGTCCAACTACGGCAGCATGGGCTTTGCCTCACCGAGCGGCAACTTCATCGCGTATCCCGATCTGACCGAAGACACCGTGCTGGGGTGGGTCTGGGCGAACGGCGTGGACAAGGACGAGGTGGAGGCGAACGTGGCGCGTGAGTTGGATATGCAGGTCAACCCGCCGGTCGTGCCGAAGCCGTTGCCTTGGGCCTAATCGTCAAGATTACGTAGGATTACCGCATGGCAAACGTCAAGATTTCACAGCTCCCCGCCGCGGCCACGCTGACGGGTACTGAAGTTGCGCCTGTTGTCCAAGCGGGTATCACGAAAAAGGCGGCGATTAACCTCATCAGCCCGATTGTGTCCGTGAAGCAATACGGCGCGACGGGCGATGGGGTAACGGACGACACGGCGGCGATCCAAGCGGCAATGACGGCTGCGGATGCGGTGTATTTCCCGCCGGGTACGTACAAAGTTACAAGTCCAATCACCCTTAAAACCAACAACGCAGTCCTGGGTGCCGGCGCATCATCGGTCATCGTGTACTCGGGCACGGCGACAAGCCAAGGCGCTTTGTACGCCAACTCGGGTTCGGCCTCAGCCTACATCGACAACTTGGTGGTGCAAAACATCAAGGTGCTAGGCACCGTGGCGTCCGCAGGCTTTAGCGAGTTCGTTCATCTCATCTCGTTCAGCGGCGTGCGCAACTGCCTTATTGACAACTGCGAAATTGTCGGCTTTCGAGGCGACGGCATCTACATTGGTAGCGGGTTGAATGATAATCCGTTACCGAATAGCTCGACAGAACGGCACAACGTCGATGTTACGGTGACAAACTGCTACATCGACGGCGTAAACAATGACAACCGTAATGGCATCAGCGTCATTGACGGCACCAGCGTCACGATTGAAAACAATTACTTCACGCGCTGTACCCGCAGCAATATGCCGGGTGCGATTGACATTGAACCAGACAGCAATATCTATCACATCGTCCAAAACATCAGCATTCGCAACAACCGCATTTTTGATTGTCGTGGCGGCGTAGGCGCGATTACGGTCTTTTTGCCAATTCAGACGTTTACCACGCCGCCGAATGGGTTTGTCATTGAAGGCAACTACATCGACACGCCCAATGCGCCGAGCGACAACACTTACGGCATCTTTTTTGAGTTCGGCAATCCGTTTGCGACCCCGACGCCGGTGCCGCCGATCACGGACGCAACGCCTAACCTTGGCGTTCGCATCCTCAACAACTACGTCAAGTTCCCAAACATTGGCCCCGGTCGTGGGCTTGTAGTGTGGAACATCAACGACGCCATCATTGCGGACAACGAATTTGTCGGCGGCTCGGTATCGTTGATTGGGTATCCTAACACCGACGTTTACGACCTTTCGCTGCTTAACAACTCGTTTAAAAGCGTCAATGGCACGGGCGATTACGCCGTAGCCATCTACAACGTCAACCGCATGAAGATTGAAGGCAACACCTTCAAAGACTGCGGCGCAGTCTCTGGCGCGGCCCGAGGCGCCATTGAGTTTTACGGTAATGAAATGCTGCAAAACAATACGTTTAGCAGCGGCGCAAGTTGGACAACAGGCACGGGCTGGAGCATCGGCGCAGGCGTTGCGACCAAAACCGCAGGCACAGCGTCGTCGCTTGCGCAGACGCTCGTAATTCCAACCGCTCCGGGCGTTACTTACAAACTTACTTACACCATAACCCGTAGCGCCGGCACCATTACGCCGCGCTTCACGGGCGGCAGCACGGTCACGGGTACGGCACGTAGCGCTTCTGGCACCTACACCGAATATCTTACGGCAGTATCCGGCACGACAACGTTCGACTTCTTAGGCGATTCAGCGTTTGCAGGCACCGTGGACGATGTGTATTTGGTGCGTGGTTGGTCGCAATACGTCGATATCATCGGCAACACGTTTTCCTCGCCGAACGGCACGTTTACGCAACAAGCCGTGCGTGATTCGGGTCACGGATTCGATGCGGCAACCAACAAGTGCATCGGCAACTCGTTCATTGCGGGCAGCAACCAGTTTCTTTCTAACATTACGCTTAACAATAATCCTATTGCGCTAACCAACAACATTCCGAACCTTGGAATCGGCGCAAACCCGACGACGTATGCGCTGACGGTTGATACGGGGGCGGTTCCTGCGGCGTCCTTCAAAAGTACGACAGGCGGCCCGCAGTCGATTGCTACAGATGGCACGGTCACTCAGATCGTGGGCTACGCGGCAAGCACGTTTGCATTTAACGGCACTACTTCAAATCATCCGTGGGCGCTTTTGACCAATAACGTTCCGCGCATGGAAATTGGCGCTGCCGGAAGAGTGTTAATCAGTAAAAATTTAACGTTCCCCGCTGGCACCACCACGATGACCGAAGGTTTTCCCAATATTCCTTCGGCGGATGGCGCTCCAACGGGTGTTCCGGCGGATTTGGTGACTGGCAATGCGCCGATGTATTTTGACAGCACCAACAACAAAATTTACGTCTACAAAACTGGAACCGGTTGGCTTTCAACCGCTGCGCTGACCTAAAGGTGCGACATGGTTAACTGGAATGTTGTTAGCGTAGATACGGCAACAGTAGGCGAATACCTCAATGCCATTACAATGGTTCGGTGGGTCTGCAAAGCCATCGACGGCGACAAAATAGCGGTTTGGCCGGGAGCCACCGCCCTTGGCGCCCCGTCGGCAAGTTTTACCCCTTACGACAAATTGACCGAAGAGGTTGTTTTGGAATTTTGTTTTGGCGACGGGCTGGAAAAGTCAGTTATTGAAGCCAAGGTCCAAGACGATCTTGAACGCGCACTTTCCGCTCCCGTCAGCCCTCCGCTGCCGTGGGCAAGCGTTGCAGAATAACAACGCATAGGATATTGTTTTACCCGTACTGGCCCGAACGACCAGGGTTCCAAAAGGAACACAAATGGCTGACGAAAATCAGTTGGTTGAGCAAGTAGCGGCAGACGCCGCGCCGGAACTGGAGGTCACGGCGGCCCCAGAACCCGAAGTTGCTGCGGAAGCAGCGGCTACGCCGGAAGAGAAGCCCGCCAAGACGTTCACTCAAGAAGAGTTGGACGCAATGGTAGGCAAAAGACTTGCACGGGAACGTCGCAAGTGGGAACGAGAGCAGGCACTGAAGGCGCCGACGAAAGCCGACGCCACCGCAGAACTGCCCGACAGGGAAGCAGACCCAGACGCCTACGCGGAAGCCCTTGCTGTCCGTAAGGCGGAAGAACTGCTTGCCAAGCGGGAAGCCGAGCGGCAACAGGCCGAACTCTTGAACGGCTATTACGACCGCGAAGAGGCGGCGCGTGAGAAGTACGACGACTTTGCACAAGTCGCGTACAACCCGGCGCTACCGATCACGACCGTGATGGCACAGACGATTCAAGCGAGCGAGATTGGCCCCGACGTAGCCTACTACTTAGGCGCCAACCCCCGCGAAGCAGAACGTATTTCCCGCCTGTCGCCGTACTTGCAAGCCAAGGAGATTGGCAAGATTGAGGTCAAGTTGACCGACAATCCGCCAGTCAAAAAGACAACCAGCGCACCGCCCCCGCTGAAGCCGGTAACGGCTAGAGGCACGGCGAACGGCACCTACGAGACGACGGACCCCCGGTCGGTAACGGCCATGAGTACGTCGGAATGGATTGAGGCCGAACGTCGTCGCCAGATCAAGCAGTGGGAATCGGCGCAAAGACGTTAACCATTTACTAGGAGTAATTCCGTGGCTAATACACTTCTTACTATCGACATGATCACGAGGAAGGCTCTCGAAATTCTCGAGAACAACCTTGTGATCACCCGCAATGTCAACCGCCAGTACGACAACAGCTACGCTGTGGAAGGCGCCAAGATCGGCACCACGCTGCGTATCCGTCTGCCGGACCGCGCCCTTGTGACTGACGGTGCCGCCCTCCAGGTGCAGGACGACAACGAGCAGTTCACGACCCTCACCGTCGCTTCGCAGAAGCACATCGGCGTCAACTTCACGACTGCCGAAATGACGATGCAGTTGGACGACTTCGCCGAGCGCGTTCTCAAGCCGCGTATGTCGCAGCTTGCGGCGTCCATCGACGCTGACGTGGCGAACAGCTTCAACAACATCTTCCAGTCGGTCGGCACCCCCGGCACCACCCCGTCCTCGACGCAGGTGTTGCTCGCCGCCCAGCAGAAGCTGAACGAAGCCGCTGCCGTGATGTCGCCGCGCTACGTGACCGTCAACCCGGCCGCGAACGCTGCGCTCATTGAGGGCATGAAGGGCTTGTTCAACCCCGTCAGCACCATCTCGGCGCAGTTCAAGAACGGTATGTTCGGCGAAGGCATCCTTGGGTTCAACGAACTCAATATGTCGCAGTCGATCAAGCAGTTCACGACCGGCAGCCGCGCTGCGGCTAGCGTTTCGGTGAAGGGCACGGTGTCTACGCAGGGCGCCTCAACCATCACCCTTAACGGCGTGACGGGCGAAACCCTCAAGAAGGGCGATGTGTTCACCATTGCGAACGTGTTTGCGGTCAACCCGCAGACCCGCGAGTCCACCGGCTCGCTCCAGCAGTTCGTGGTGACGGAAGACATCACCGCCGCCTCAAGCGAGTACTTGAACGTGAAGATCTCTCCGGCGATCTACACTTCGGCGCACGCTTTGGCGACCGTCAACTCGTTCCCGCAGAACAGTGCGGCAGTGACGTTCCTCGGCGGCGTTTCCACCCAGTACCCGCAGAACCTCGTGTACCATCGTGACGCGATTGCGTTTGCGACGGCCGACCTGCTCATGCCGCAGGGCGTGGACATGGCGAGCCGACAGGTCCACAACGGTATCTCCATGCGCGTTGTCCGTCAGTACGACATCAACAACGACCGTATGCCGTGCCGTATCGACGTGCTGTATGGCTACTCGGTGATTCGTCCGCAGATGGCCGTGCGCCTCTGGGGCTAACCCTTAAATTCACAGGAGTAACTAAACATGGCACTTCCTAACGGTACTAGTGGGTATCAGTTTAATGCGGGCAACATCGGCGAAGCCCTGCTGTTTCCGCAGGGCGCCCCGACGGCGCTGACGGCTGCGGCGACGGCAACGGCTGCCCAGTTGGCTAATGGCCTCTTCACGTTCAATGGCACGGCGGGCGATCTGACTCTCCCGACGGTTGCCAACCTTGAATTGGTCGTCAACGTGGACAAGCCGGATGTGGCTTTTGACTTTTTTGTTATCAACATCGACGCCTCCACGGACGACATAACTGTCGCCACGAACACGGGGTGGACGCTGGTTGGCAACATGAAGGTCGATGAAGCCACGTCGGGCCATTTCCGCGTTCGCAAGACGGGTGTGGGCACCTGGACTTGCTACCGCATCTCGTAATGGCAACGCCCCCGGCAGAGCAATCTGTCGGGGGCACTACCTAAAGGGGTATTGATATGCCTAATTCAAAGGCGATTGGTGTTGCCTTTTCCGACCCGGAACTTGACGGTGCGGTAATTGGCGCAGCAGGCGGCACCGTAGGCTTCTTCGGAACGACGCCCGTTGCCGAAGGCGCGGCGCTTACCGCTCAGTTGACGACGATTACGTTTACTGCGCCGGTCACGCCGGACTACGCAATCCAAGACTTGACGCAGACCACTCCGTTCGGCTTTGTCTCTAAGGACGAAGGCAACACGGTGCTGTCTGTCATCAAGAACTTGCAGGACCGCGTGGGTCAGCTTGAGTCGCGGTTGCAGGCTTACGGGTTGCTGCCGTAACTATGCCAAATATCTACTTGCAACACCCCAAGCATGGCACGAAAGTCGCTATTTCTTGGCTTGAGGCGCAGGAAGATATGCAGCATGGGTGGGAGGAATTTGACCCCTCTGACCCGGATGATTCAGAATCTCCGGCGTCTCCAGAAATGGAGGCGTCGGAGACTTCTGGCAATGCTTTACGGGCGCGTCGTCGCCGCAGGGAGTAAGTAATGTCTACCACCGCTGGGGACCAGATCAACGGTGCGCTGCGTTTGATCGGGATGCTGGCGGAGGGCGAAGTCCCCTCGGCGGCCACCTCACAGGACGCCCTTACAGCGCTTAATCAGATGATCGAATCGTGGAGTACCGAGCGTCTCTCGGTGTTCTGCACTATCGACCAAGTACATAACTGGCCGCCCAACACGCGCATTCGCACGCTTGGTCCGACCGGCGATTTCGTCGGTTCGCGTCCCGTCAAGTTGGACGACGCCACCTTTTTCCGCGATGCCTCGACCAACGTGTCGTATGGCATCAAGATGATTAACCAAGAGCAGTACAACAACATTGCGGTCAAGACCGTAACGTCCACGTACCCGCAAACCCTCTGGTACAACGCCACGCACCCGAACATCGAGATTTATCTCTACCCGGTGCCCTCGCGTGTCTTAGAGTTCCACTTTGTTTCGGTGTCGCCGCTGACGCAGCCCGCTGCGCTTGATACCGTATTGGCTTTCCCGCCAGGTTACCTGCGGGCGTTCCGCTACAACCTTGCGTGCGAACTCGCGCCGGAGTTTGGCGTGGAGCCGTCGCAGCAAGTGCGCCGGATTGCGATGTACAGCAAGCGCGATCTCAAGCGCATCAACTTCCCCGGCGATGTGATGGCGATGCCGTCGGCGCTGATGGTCAACAGGCCGCGCTTTAATATCTACACAGGGAATTTCTAAGTGAAGTCCCCGATTCTGGGTAGCAGCTACGTCATACGTAGCATCAACGCTGCCGACAATCGGATGATTAACTTGTACCCCGAGGTCATTCCCGAGGGCGGCAAGGAGCCGGCGTACCTGCA